TCTTTATCGTAAATTGATAAAGACTTCATATCAAACTTAGCTGCTTTTAGTTTAGCCATCAGATCTTTAATATTTTTTGCACCCATATTACCATGCTGTTTTCTATCACCAACACGATAAGTAATTTCTTTTGCTTCAGCTACAGCATCTGCATCGCCCTTATCATTATCTTTGGCTGTAGATACCTTAGGCTCTTTTTTCTTTTTCTTTTTAGGATCGTCTTTCTTATCCATTTCAGGTGAAGCATCTGACTTATCATCTACTTCGATTTCAACAGCTTCTTTTGTAGAAAGAACTTCTTCACAGTTATATTTCTTACCTGCAAATACAAATTCTTTATCACCTTTTGCTTTAGCATCTCTAGCTGCTTTAATAAACCCACGCTTACCTTCGTTTTTAGAAATGGCTTGACGCTTCTTGTGAAGGTACTCATCTGAATCGTCAGTATCACCATCATTATCGATGTCTTTATCTTTACGATCCTTAAATTTCTTTTTGACAGCCTTTGGATCTACTTTATCCATACCGTCTCCATCATCGGATTTATCGTTAGATGCATCCTCAGTTTTAGTTTTTTCATGCATGCTCAGATAAGCCTGAGCCACATCCATAAGTTCTTTGTCTAATGACATTTTGGCTTCTCCTAGTTTAACATCCATACATTTGCGGCGATTGCTCCAGCAATGGATACAATACAGACCCAGAACAGCTTGTGGATGAATTCCACTGTCCTTGAATTCTCATCTACCTTTGAGCTTATTTCGTCTAACTTAACAGACAACTTATTGATGCGCTCATACATCTTATCATGATCGTCTTGCAAACCGTTAATTTTCTCCTCAGCACGGGCAATAGATACCATAGCATCAGTTAGTCGATCAATCTTTTCTTCAATGCGATCTAATCGAAGCGCATTTTGCTGTTCTGCTGCCATGTCTAATTCCTGCTTAATTTGCATTACATTTAATTATCAACCTTACTACCAGCTCTCCACTGATAACAAGACCAATACCTAGCTTTATATTTAGGTCCTGGATTGTCGCAGTTATGACGTGCACGAAATGACTTTCTACGTGCTGGATCATCGCGTTTGATTTCCATATTTGGATCACCAAATCCTAGCTTAATCACATTCCCTTTATCGTTTTTGACATAGACATAGAATTTCTTTTTACCGTCAGATGATCGACTTGGATCATTTAACTTAACTTTACGCCCCTTGTACTCTGCAGCTTCTACAATGAGATCATCATAGATATTACAGTCTTCGCAAATCTTATCGATTTCTTTTTCGTTATAAGACTTAAATTTATCCACCGAACTCATGTCCCGCTACCCTTTTCATTTGTTTGTTATATTCAGCCTGTGAGGGCTTTTCTTTATATAGCTTAATAGAGATGTTAGGTCTTTCTTTACCTTTAATTCTCCATTTGTAACCATCTTCTTTATGTTCAGGATCCGTAGTTTTTACAACCCTACGTTTGTATCCTTGTTCCCACGTTTCACCTTTATGTTTACCTTCGCCTTCTTTAACATTCTGACCTGGTGTATGCTTTTTAGTATACTTAGTGTAAGCATCTGTACCAATCTCATAATATTCAAAGAAAGACTTCATTAGATTTTAGCTTTCATAGCCTTTGTCATTTGAGCAATAACACGTTTCATATCATCCATTGGTACTTGAATGTATTTACCCTTGCCAATACCTTTACCATAGTTAATTTGAAAACCAACACCTTTATCTTTACCCATTGAAAAACGATCAATTTGAAAACCTACACGGTCATCAGTATACATATTCGTAGCTTCATTCATAGATTCCATTTGAATAGTAACAGTATGTGGTTTACCTTTTACATGAACGACAGCATTACCTTCTTTATCTACGTTTCCGTCCCAATCACCTTTGGCATGTGCTTTTTGAGCAGCCTTTACTTTAGGATCTTTAGCAATTTCTGGATCTAGTTTAGCTGGCTTTGAATAGACTTTCTCATCAAGGTTTGTACTTTCTACATGAGCTCTCATTGATCTCATTTTCTTTTTAGTACCAAATTTGCTAGTATCAGATTTATTAAGCATACCTTTTTGACCAGTACCAAGATCATCTTTACCAGTCCAACCTTGAGCATATCCAGGCTTAAGCTTTTTAACTTTACCACCACGTTTCTTAAAGTCTGCTATAGCTTTTGCATGAGCAGCCTTTTCTTTTGGTGACATAGCTTCTTCAATATCTTCGTTTTGACGTTTAAGAACTGCCATAACTTGTTTATGACCAGATAGACCTCTTTTGATCTTATCAATAGCTCTTACAGCACCAGTCATATTGCCACCTTTGTAACGTGGATCAGATGCGATACCAATAGCCATTTTGATTTCTTTTGGTGAGAAACCTTCTTTGACTTCTGGCTTTTCATGAGTGTAACCCATTTTTTTATACTTTAGATGATCAGCTTCTGTATCAGCATCGTATGCTTCACCAGTTTTTGGATCATACATCTTATGTGGTTTGAACTCGTCTTTTGCTTCAACGAGTTGTTTTGATAGTTCAAAAAACGATTTCATTAACTTCCCCTTACTTTACTGGCTAGATCTTTGTCTGCCTTACCCCATGTTCCAGAGGATTTTGTTACAAATGAATTTACTCGGGCCATTCCCCACTGTTGAGGAGTAGTTCCTGGACGGTGACCTGTTTTCCAAGCTGCCATTCCACGATTATATACTTTACGTAGAATACCGATTGGCATACCAGATTTTTCAGCTTTTTTCTTCAGGCCAGCTGTAGCGTTTTCTGACATATATTGTTTAAGACTTTGCATTGGTTTCCCTGTTCTTTTTTAATGTATCGCGAATGCGTGCGCGATCTAGCATACGATCATGTTTGCTAGCATCACGTTTCTTTTCACGATCTATTTTAGCTTTTGCACGGTCTACTTGTTGTTCACCATACATTTGTTTAAATTTCTTAGTGTGCTTAGATGTTTTAGTTTTCGCTTCTTTATCACCTGGTGCAGGCTTATATGCAGAAGGATCATCATCATCCATTTTAGCCTGCTTTTTGAATTGAGCATCTCTTTTTTGTTTAGTAGATTTCTTTAATCCTGTATGATATATTGCAGGTTGAGAACCTTTTTTATCACCAATATCGCTATCCTCTTTACCTTCTACTTGCATAGCATCAGGAAGACGTTCAATATCATTAATCCATTTACGGTATTTACCACCATTCATTTCTACTAATACGTAGTTAGAACCACAGAAAAGAACTGTACCAATTTGATCGTTTTCTTTTACAACAACTAAATCACCTTCTTTATAGAGTTCGCCATTTACATACTCTTCTCTTTTTTCAGATACTGACTCTAGTTGAATATGTGAACGATAGTCATATGATTCTTTAAGGCCCATACCTTTACGAACATCATTAAAAAGCTTTTGTGCATCTTTAAATCCTTTTGGCATTCCATTTGAAAACGCTTGAAAGTCGTTATCAGCTGCAGCTGCTCTAAGTTTAGAGGCTGACATACCAGAAGCGCCTTCACCATCTGGATCTCTTTGACCAGCTGATACTACGTTAATACCACCATCAAAGTTATAGAATCCATGACGGCCTTTTCTGTTATTATACTTATTTGCAAGTACTTCGTATTCTTTGACACGATCTGAACCGGCAACAATTGTTAATCTTGTAAAGCCTTCATCGTAACATGTTGTAAGCAGATCAAATAGAGTACGAACCTTAGGTGCATACATGATTGACCTTGCATATCTTGGAAACATTTTACGGAGATACTTAACCTTGGTCTTATAGTCCAAGGGATCTGTCTTTGGCTTATTTGTTTGAGATGCGTATATTCTAAAACTATTACCAGAAGCTACCTTATTTACAGCAGCAAATAGTTTTTCATGACCAATTGTTGGAGGATTATATCTACCCCAAGCAACAGTTAGGTCTTTAGTTTCTTCAGTGACGTATTGTGTAAATGACTTGAACTGCACTCTACTTCCCCTTATTTTGAAGCTTAGTGCGGTCCTTTTGTCTTACTTTGGGAAGAAGTTTCTTAGCCAAACGTAGAATAGCACCTTTGCGCTTTGCTACTTGTTTTTCTAAGTTAACCCTTGAACCGTAAGATAAGTCACCTTTTTGCTTATTCTTCAGAATTTTCTTAACAATTAAATTTTTAGCTTGTTTATGAGCCCGACCTTTAAGAACTTCTGCAGATGCCATCTTACGCGCAGCCCGTTTTCGACCCAATTGGATCTTAGCTTTGTTTCTACGCAAGGATTGTTTTAATTTCATACGTTGTTGAACGTTGAGTGCTTCATCTAATGAAGTCTCTTCGTATATTTCAACAAACTGTTTAAACTTTACCATTTCCGCTCTTTCCATTAGGATCGGGACACTGTGTCCCAGCCTTTAATCACATCCGGTGAGAAGTTGTTAGAAGAGAATTCCATTCTATCTACTAACTTTACTGCTCCACCTTTCAATTTATCAATAGCCACATAACCTTCAACACCAGTTACTTCGTAGCCATTTTTCTTTTTAATAAACGTATTCATTTTACTTAGTCTATTAAGTTTATTTATAAGTTTTAATTTCCCATCTACAATAGCATTTTGCAAATCGAAGATAAGTTTTAGGTTAGCTTTATTGGCCGGTGAAAAGAATTTTAGCAGATCATCTCGTTTAGCAATCTGAACCTGTTTACCTTTTTCACTAGACCTTTTATCTATTTCCTTACCATATTTATCATTAATATATTTGATCAGTGATGCAACATGTTTAGTTGTATTAACTACCTTTTGTCCTTTACGAACATACGAGTTATTATGTGTCTCAATGATCTTAGCAATATCTTGATTTTGTTCTATTTGCCGTAGAGTAGAAGAAGCTATCTTTCTGAAAATAGTACCAGCAACACTAAGTGCTTTTGTAACTTCTTCAGTGTCTTTTTTCGTAAGAGTTACTGTACCTGATAGATCTCTAAGTGTTGCGTCTTGAGCCCACATACCTTTAGCACCATTTAACTGTTTCATATCTACAGAGAATGAAGCTTTCATTTCTTCAAAGGTTTTTCCTTTGTATGTTGTGTGCCAGACGATTCCAATTTTCGCTTTGCTAATTTCTTTCGCCATTGGTGTTCCCGTAGGCACAGCATAAACAATTGTATTCGGGTGGAAGGTGATATATTCTTGTCCATCGATTTTATCCTTTTTGAGATCGCTTTTGACAAACATAATATCTCCTTGAATAACATCCTTGATGTTAGAAGATTTTAAAGCATCAAAAGCAGCTTTTAATTTATCAGATAAATCTCCTGATGTATCTGCATCGATATCGGCATGTGACTTATATACTTTTGGATCTTTATTAAAGACACCTTTTTTAGCTACAAAGAACTCACCATCAGTCGGATCTTTACCAGCAAATACTGCTGGTGCTCCATCCCACTTTACAGTAACGTCTACAGACTTACTTGCATTACCAGCTAGCATATCACGTAAAGAACGTAATGCAAGGAT